CCGTTAAATCTAAAGTCAGCTGGTGTGTTTACACATACAGTAAACTCCTGCAAATTTTTTGCGCGACTAATAAATTGATCCATAATATCTTTAGCAGTATCCATTATTCTTCCTCAGGTTTAGGGTTATCCGTACTCCACGGCCACGATGTTCTAGGATCCGGCCGCGGTTTAAGTTTAACGTTTTCTTCAATAACTGTGCCGTCATCTTCGCACAGATCAATTTGATACGGAGCAATGATGTGAACCGCAGTGTCTTCTTCTAGCCAATCATGTTCCCCGTCAAACAACCAACCAGCGCCACCATCGTAGTAAGCTTCTCGGATAGCTTCTTGTTCTTCTTCACCGATATCATCACTAAACTCAATTTCAATGTTAATGCTGTCATCAAACTCACAACCCCAGCCTGCATCAGCTCTAGCATAAGCAACATCATCGCCCTCCCAAGGAAGGTTGCAGTCTAAGTCGCCCTCCACAAAACCTTGACCCCAACGATAAGTTTCGTCAATGGTAAAAGAACTAATGCTACCGTCTGCATTTTCTCTAAACATTTCTACATGATAGACAATGCTTTTCTTTTCAAGTGGTTTAATTACATATACTTGGCTCATAATTTTTCCTTAACGTGGGGCAAACTCTTGTTGCATTTTGATATTGTCAAAGAATTCTTTCTTTGTACCCTGATCATCTTTAAATGCGCCTTTAAGTACTGTAGTCTGTGTTAGACTAGAGTGTGCCATAATACCACGGTTTTCACAACAGCCGTGTGTGGCTTGAATGTATACTGCTACGTTTTCTGAGTTGGTTGCTTTTTGGATTTCCCTAGCAATGTCATTACAAAGTTCCTCCTGGAGAGTACCTCTACGGGCACACCACTGAGCGATCCTTGTATACTTGCTAAGTCCGATGAGTTTCTCAGCCGCAATAATACCAATATAAGCAACGCCAGCAACGGGTTGGTGATGATGGCTACACATACTGCGAAGCTCACTACGAACAACCAACATACCTTGATAACGGTCTGTCGAGTCATTTGGAAACGCGGTTGCGTCTGGTGCTGGTTCATATCTTCCTGCCATTATTTCATTAAAGTACATTTTAGCAAGACGTCTTGCTGTACCTTTGCTGTTAGGATCAGTTTCTCGATCAATCAACAGGGTGTCTAATACTTGTTCAAATGCTGTTGTTGCTTCGTTGATTAAAGAATCTTTTTCAACATCGCTAATGTATTCGCTGATATTGTCGCCAGCCCAGAAACGTTTGTTATTTTGTTTGAGCCTGTTGCGGATAACCTGGCTAAGAGGTCGTCCGTCTTCTTCTTTATAATGTAGTTCTGACATTTATTCTCCGAGTTAGTGTCGTGGATGACATATACTAGTAGTATATAGGTTTATTTAGGTCAAGGTCAAGTTTTCTCTGCTCAAACATTATCGGGAATTTTGTTTAAGATTTGGCAAAGTGATTTGACATCATCGTTGGTCATGAAGAAATTATAAGTTTGGCTGTCTACAACCTCGCCATTGTTCAAACTCTCCTGTATAAACTCTACAGAATTATAATCTTCTGGTCTAACACATTTCCAACTTTTAACACGAAGACGGAATCCTTCGCTTTCTTTAACAACTTCATTTAATACGTTCATGTATTTCTCCTTAAAAAATAAGATCGGCTGCAATTACAAATCGATCTTGAGTTGATTGTGGTATCATGGGCCTATGATACACTTTACCAGGGTAAACAATCCAAGTAAAATCTTTTGGTACAGATTTAAATCTTTCAAGATTTTCTACGCCATTATAGGCAAATTCTGTACCACATTCTGTTTTGTCTGCAACATCATCAGGAATGTGCAAATAGTACACACCACTTAGTGTGCGCTCCTCACCGTATTGATGAGTATGCCAGAGCCTTTCCCGATCTTCTTGAATAGTGTTTGAAGTCATAAAACTCCAAGCCATTAGTTGTTTAATTGGAACTTCTTTTCCAAGATACATAAAACAACTAAAGATAAAACTCATTCTAAATTTTAACCAAGTAGGATCTTGGATTCCAAACAAATTAACTTCTGTTTGATACTTTGGTGAATTTTTAAAATATCTACCTTGATCAATAAATTCTCTAATTTGTGACTTTGCACTATTGTGATCGTCAGAAGTTATAACCGAACTAAAATCGTATTCTTCAAAAGTTTCAAAGCCGTTATTAAATACCACTGTCATAGTCGTTCACTTAATAGTATGCGGCATAACTGCTCGTCTTTTTCATTTTTAAAATGAAACTCCATAAAGTCTTCAAATGGGTGATAGACAAACCTATCACCGGGTAAACCAAACACTTCCAATACCATGGCACATGTTTCATTCCACCACGATGTTCCTTGATTGTGCCAATCTACTCGAACACAATAACTAAACTTCTTTACGGTAATTACCCTTTTCTGGGATAACGTGTCTAACACCGCCTCTTGGGTCATCCATATCTCCTTTGCGTCGCGGAATCATATGTACATGTGGGTACATTACTGTTTGACCAGCAGCCTCGCCAACATTTTGTCCGATGTTGAACGCTTCCCACCGTCCAAGTTCAACGCCTTCAAACCCGAATTTATATGCGGCTTTGAAGCACTCCCAGAGATTAACACTTTGCTCTTCGGTAGGCACAAATAGCAAATGCCCGGGGGTAACTGGATATGCGTCTCTAAACACCCAAAAGTCTTTTGATCGGAATTCAATTTCAGTCCACGGTGCTCGATTTTCATCTAAGGCCCTTTCAAGGTTGGTCATCTTTAATCTCAGCAAGTTGTTCTAGTAAGTATTCTCTATACATTCTTAACGATTCGCTATGACGATCTGCGTTAGTAGGCATGTCTTTTACTTTTTCTAGGTCTGCATTTACTTGCGATATTCTTTGTAAGATTTCATCTTTAGTCATTTAACCCACCATTCCTCGTATGGAAATTCAATCCAAACATCTTTCTCAGCTTTATTAACTTCCATGCCCCAGTAATTCATTCCGACATTGCACTTACTACTAAGATTATCAACGACTACAGCAAACCTAACATTATTACCCCAGACACCTTCCCATTTAGGATCGTCGGGAAAGCAACCGCTTGGCCAGTCTTTCATAATCCAGTTTAAAGTAGTTCCTTGGTCATTAATATCGTCAACAATGAGAATGTTTTTATTATTATATGCATCTTCAGCCATTCCTAGATCGCTAACAGTTTCAATGTTATCTCGAAGACTAACCTGTAGCGGCTTCATAGGGATGTTAAAATATTGACTAATCATTACAGCAGGCAATAACCCACCACGACTAATACCTACAATGTAGTCAGGTTTCCAACCAGTACGTTGAATAGTAGAACACATGTTTAAAACAAGCAATTTAAATTCTTTAAATTTTATTAAACGCTTGTTCATTGAATGTTCCTTTTGGTAGTGCTATTATCTTCTGACAAAGATCGAACAATTTGTTGTTGCACATCTTCATCGAGAGTGTCAAGATCTTCAGCAGTAATTTGAGTCGACATAGCTTCGAGCTCTTCTTTACTTTTGTTCTCAAACATGTCCATAATGTCTTTAATCATTTGATCAAGCTCTTCTTGAGTGCCATCAAAATGATCAAAACATCCTGGCGCAAATTCGACTTTGAGTTTTTTGTCTTCAGTCATCGTCGCCTTTAATTGTTTCAAATGTTCTGTATTTTCCCAATGCCGCAATGTATTCGTCATACAATTTCTTTAGCTTTGGGTGCTTAGCCTCTAGTTTAACATCTCTTTCGGGAATTTGCAAGACTTTTTCGATTGTGGTTAACCGTTCTTCTAAATCTCTACCGTTAATAACCATTCGACCTGTAACTTCTAATTCTGGCGGATTGGTTTGTTTAACAGTTAATGCAGGATTGGTATTGACAGTGCCATTAGCCCAAATATTAGAATAAGAAGTACCGTTACTACCAGTAGATGTTAAAAACTGTCCGTTCGTAGTGTTAGTAGTATAGTTTACTAAAGGTATTGCTCCGTATCCTGGACTAACCGCGGAGTTTACGTTCTTGTAAGTAGCTGTCATTGTGAATCCATTTATTATCAACAAGAAATCCCCATTCTCGTTTTTGTGGACCAGGCATAAACAAGGTCCATGCAGTTACACCGGCTTTAAGCTCAATGCGATGATAGCTATTAGGACTGCAAATACGAAAATGACCAGGCCTGCGCCAATGCCGTGTCTCACTGATCTTGACTCCAGTTGAATCAAAGTTAGGAGTCCATTCATAATAACCACCTTTTAAAATCAATGTGGCATACGGCCATGGATGATCGTGTATATCATCCGGATCACCTTTTAAAAATTTATGTAAAAATACATTAAACGGGAACGTTTTTCTATCTTTTAGAAAAAGATAATATCTTTCTAGATAGGGTTGATTATCAACTCGATCCATAATGATCCTTTTTCGATCATGCTTTTCTAAAAAAGAAAAGAATTTATTTTTTATCTGTTGGATTATCATAATCGTCTTTCACAAGTTTATAAGTAGTTTTAAACTTTTCAAATGCAATTTTCAATCCAGGATACTGCTCGCACATTTCTTGAATTCTTGTCCATTGCGGAAATGAATTGACCCATTCTTCGTCACTCCAGTAATACGGTGAACTATCGAGTGTTACTGTATTAATAGTACCAGACACTGCGCCACCGTTTGTTATAGTAAAACTACCAGTTGCACCTACACCACCTATACCAGCACCGGTGTTATAAAAATAAGTACCTCCGGTATTGCTTAGAGTAATTGTATCTGATGCAACCATAGTAGATACATTCTGAGATGAGAACTCACCGGAATCATCTAATGTTATTGAGTAGCTTGGTTGCGCTGAAGAATTGTTCATGTAGTGCATCCTTTTGTTTTCTTATTTGCGGCAAGAAAGAAGCATAGTTTTCCATGTATTGAGTTATTTTATAACATATAGCAGGTCTAAACATTTCGTATGCTTCAAAACTTTCAGTCCATTCACTAGGATACTTAAATGTATCAAATGCCATCTCGCTATAGCTTAGGCGATCTGGCACCATAGGGATAGCATCTACTACGGCACCTTCGTACCAACTGATGCCAAGTGTTTCTTGTAAGTTAGCACTGAACACTAGTTTAGCCTCGCCTAACAAATTATGATACTCGTTCTTTGTAAGTTGCTGATCCTGACAAACAACAAATTCATATTGTGGTAAGTGTTCTTTTAGATCACGGAATATGTCAACTTGTTTTTCTGGAGCGATACGATGCGGGAAAAGAATAAGATCACGCTTGGGCATGTTTTTATACATTAACAATGTATCCTGCATATACTCCATAGGCCAGCCAGTACGTACAAATCTAGGATCTTCACCATTTAGGATTTCTTCTAAGTGTTCACTATACCAAGGATTTTCTGTAGGATAATCATTTAGTAAATTTGTATAGAACAACTTGATATGGAAATCTGTAGCAAAGTAGTTATGATCAAATGCGTGAAAGAAACTCTTCTCAGCATGTCTAACCCAAGGCTTATTACCTACAAGACGTCCTAAAAAGTCTTGCGGATCATAACTACCAGCATGCCATAAGCCGTGAGTGACTACTGGAATGCCCAGCAATTCACTCATATACTTTAGGTTAATGATACCCGGGTGCCAAGCATCAGTAAAAATAAAGTGATCACCGGGATGAACGGCTCCGTCGCAAAATAGACGACCCATCTGCTCCACTTGTGCTGATTTATAAATGTTGGTACCGCCAAAATTAAGGAACGCACCCGGAGTAGTTGCTGTAGGAATGTCTGTAGGCCCACATAGAACTTGAACATTGTGTCCTGCCTTTTTAAGTAAAGTAGGTACATGGCGCTTCCACTGCGCCGTATACCTGGTTTCAACTGCTTCTAAATCAACTAAAAATACGTTCATTAAGCATCGTGTCTTGAGTTATTAAATCTAGGCTTATTTCCTAGGTACGGTTTACGTTCACCGGTCCAGGGCTTCTTTTCGCCATTCCATGGACGCTTAGGTCTGCGGCTATTTTCAAATGAACGCCATACGTGGCTTTCTCTATTATAGAGATCTGCCGGGTTGTATGGAAGGAGTTCGAATCTGCAAAAATTTAGCAGGTTTTCGAGATCGTTAAAAATTTTAACAACTTCCGGTTTCATATACTGTCCTTAATTAATATTTGATAAATGAACCATTTTCTCCGTCTTCGGAGACCTCAATCCAAACCTCACGGCCTGGATACTTTTGTATAAATAAACAATGATAGAGAGATAAGTTATGCCTATACTGACTACCACTAATGTTAATTATACTTGTTTTTTGTGCGGAAGTCAAGCCTTCTACATAAGTGTGAACTCCAAACAGATGCGTTGCGTTGAAAAAATTACCCAATGTCCGGGCCACGCTAAGAAGGCCGAAGCCTCTCGACAGGCACGAATGAGTAAAGCGGATAGAATCAAACATATGAAAACTATGAGCGAACGAGGAAATGCCAGTCTCAAAGAACTTCATACTGATGCTAATTGGCGTAGACAAAAAGGACACAATATTTCCAAGGCTAAATCTACCATTCCTATCGAACAGCGTCCTCTCTGGGAAGCATACGAAAACATTGTTGATAGAATTACAAGAGATAGTTGGATATATCATAATGATAAAATTAATCCTTTAGGGCTACCGCGGGGAACTGAATACGAGTTGGATCACAAATATAGCAAACATCAAGGTTTCCTAAATAATGTGCCGCCCGAATTAATCGGGCATTATTCAAATCTTCAAATGATTTCACGGCATTCCAATCGCACAAAGTATAATAAATGTTCCATTACTTTGGAAAAACTTCTTCAACTTCAACAGGTCGAAAAACTGGTGTAGATTTTGACATTCTTACAAACTCTAAATTATTAACTGAGAGTGTGTCTAATGTGCCGCGATAGCGTTCAATGCTTACTTTGCCGTTATTTTCAATAACATAGAAAAACTGATCAGTAGCACCACCGTCTATTTGTTGTTTAAAATATTCGTTCATTCTTCAACTCCGAAATGTTGTTTAATCTCCGCCATACATTGTGTGCCACCATTCAACCAAGTATCAACTGATTCGGGAACAGGATCACTGATAACTTGTTCGCAACATCCTAAACATTCCTTTACAATCAACTCGGCGAACTTTTCTTTACTGAAGACGAGTTCTCCATCATATGGCACAAGACTCTGTGCGGCAAACTTTTCCAACATAGGTATCTTTTTCATTCTTTGTAAACCTTTGTAGTTTTTTCAAATCCAATATAGGTTGTTTCAGTAATATCTTTACCAAGCAAGTTTTTGATTTTAGGATCATTCCAACAATCTTCGTCAATCATAATATTTTTAGTAAGACGCATTTTACTGAGTATGTAGATAACTTCTTCCAGTGTAGTCACTTGAGACCAGTCCAATGTCTTGTATCTGTTAGTTATTGGTTCTGGCGGTAATCGCTTAAACAGATTCCACATTACACATTCCCCAATCCTACTCTACTATAACCCAGTTCTGATTTAACTTCTCGCTCAATGTTTTGAGTCTTATGCCGCCAGTTGATACCCCAAGTGGTAATAAACTCAATAGCATCACTATCAAGATTACACTCAACATAGCCCATATTGCCCCAACGGCGATTTTCTGGATCTGCCAAGCACCACGCTTCTAACTCTGCCCGTTGCTCTCCACCATAGTGCGACATCTCAAAACAATATTTAAACTTGTTCTTAGAATGAGGAGGTGGCATCTGGCGAATAGTAGTTCGGGGCAAAGGCTTAGACATATTAGAACTTAATTAGAGCACCATTTTCGCCGTCTTCTGACACTTCGATCCAAACTTCTCGTCCTGGGTGTTTTGCGGCAATCTGTTCATACAAATCTTCTGCCATCATCTCACAGGATTTATAGTCTAACTGGAGTGTTCCTTGACTATACAGATTTTCTAACCAGCGTTTAAATTGAATAAATTCAATCGCCCGGTCTGAATGTTCTACGGAAATCCAAACTTTAAAGTGGAAGATGTGACGATGCGGATATCCTAGAAAACTTACATCGTACTCATCACCTGTAGCAAGTGCTGGATCTGTAAGTGCGGCTGGATATTTGTGCATACCTTCTTTCTGAAAGGTAACCCAAATCATTTTGTTAGGGCGGATATCTTGTTTAATAATCATAGGATTTAAATTTTCTATTTTACCAACTATCATTGTACAATCTCGTCATTGTTATATTGTGACCAGTCTGTGAAGTTTTTACGATCCATAAGTGAGTGCAGACTGTGGGACCACACACCTGGGTTTGTTGCTTTAAAATCCTTGTCATCAATTTTAAGCATTGTATTATAGTTCCATAATTTAATATATGGAATTGGCACACGTATTTGCGGAATAAAGTTATCATACTCACAATAACCGCTTTCGTGAAATTCTTCAATTTGATTAAACGGAATATCTAAGGAGCATAGAACACCTTTTTTAAGGAAATAAAAGATCATTTCTTCCCATGCTTTGTGTTCTTCATAGGTCCGTGGATTAAAACTATGATTAGCACCAAAGAAAATATGCTTACATTCTTTATCTTTAAAGAATTCTTCTATAGCATTGCAAGGGTGTACTCCTACAACAAACAAACTTAATTTTCCAAACGCAGGAGTATGTTCAATTTCAGTGCCAACAAAAAAGTTTACTCCCGTAGTAACTCCATCATTGTAATTACGCTTCATCTTTTTTGTCCTTTGCTTGCTCGTACCGCCTAAATAATCTAGTAACATCTTCCATTTGTGTTTGAAATATATGTGGACTAGCTTCACAGACCTGCATCATATCCCAATCACTGGGATAGTGGCGTAATACACCTCTAGCTTGACTGCGTATAATTGCAGGAACCTTAGGAGTCTTTTGCGGATCCATTAGTTCTTGCAAAAACTGGCGAGCCATTTTTACTGCACGATATCTTTCGTCGGGGAGTGTCATTCTTTTACCTGTAATTCTAGCTGGTCTAATAATTGTTCTTCTTCTTCACTAAATTCTTCGGAGTGCTCTAATTGTACAGTGGTTTCTTCTTCAAAGTCAAACAGATTGGCAAATTGTGTTGCCGCGTTAACTGTTTTCTTACCAGTAGCACCACGTGTGCCAATAATAGACTGCCAAAATTTATCAAACGACTCAATGATCAATTCTGCATCTGCACGATTAGGTGTAGAGAAAATGGCATCAACTACATCTCTAAAATAGACACGATCGAACTTTTCTTGTACTAGCATAGCCGGAACCTTGCCGTTATCGTATGCTTGATTAGCACGTTGAACAGCGTTCAAGTGAGCATATACGTTATGACCCATTTGAATAGCATAGCTAAACGAATCCCATGACGTCCTGCCTTCCTTACCAATCTTATTTAGGTCGCCCGGATTGTATATACAAACATCTTTTATTTGGCACTGATCGATAAGGGGACTTGATTCAAAGTTTGCAAAAACTCTGTCTTGGATGACTGCGTCTTTGAACAGTCTTGTGTCTGTTGCGTACTTTTTGTCATCAGCAGATGGCACCATGCGATAGACCCATTTTGTTCTATCTTCGAGTTCAGTTTGGATGTAGATTTGTCCGTTTGCTGTTGCCAGAAACGGTGAGGCGCAGTCAAAAGATATGGTAAAGTTTTCATTATGGTATTTTCTCACTGCTCGTTGAATATCAGTTAATAAAGTTGCCCACTCTAACTTAGAGGTGCCCAGGAAGTGCATCCAGTCTTGATGACCCTTTTCAAGGAGTCCGTCAAACTTCAATGCTACTAATCTTTTTAATACCAAATGGATGTCACACATATTCTGCCCACCCATAGCCCAGCCGTTGAACGCCTTGTCGCCGTAGACTTTAGGATCGCAAAAGTCTTTCATCTTACTATACCAATCATCGGCTTGTTTGTGTGTTTCACCTTGCAGAACATTTAAGAACTTACAAGCACCAGTGCGATGTTTGATCCAATACTCGTTGTTGTATTTGGTTGCTTCTACAGCTTGATCATATGATTCGATCCCCGTAGCTTTACGCCCAACAGGACTACGTTCAACCCACGCAGGAATATCAAGCACCATGCCGTAATCCATAAGTGTATCCATCCAGGTTAATACCTGTGTACGCTTTTTATGAGCCGCATCTAGTCTTGCTTGATACTGCTTTACATGATCAACCTTAGTGTATTTAAGGTTGCCTTTCTTATCCATAGCATGATTACCAGTGGGGTCAATGACTGGTACTAGTTCAATACCTTTGGCAACAGCTTCAGCCATCATAGCCTTTACTTCTGGCCCAGTTGGATCTCGCCACTCACCTTCCCAAACACCTTTACCAATCTGGAATCCGCCTGAGTCGCCTAGTACCCAACTTGTACTACGGTCTCTATTACGGAACATATCTTCACTATCGTCTTTCTTAGTAAGATCTAAGTTAGCGTGACCTGCTGAATAGAGACACCACTTATAGTAGAATTCTCCCTTTTCAGGTTCTAAATAGTTTAGACTTTCCATACCAGCACCCCACACGCTAGGAATACGTGCAGGATCTACATAATTTCCGTGCCGTTGCTTGCCGATAAATGTAGCATAGAATCCTGAAGTTGCTGGCAAAAACACAGCATAGTCGTGTTGAGTAGCTGTTAAGTTTTTATTCATTATTTGCTTTGAGCTGGTAGTGTATAGTTGTATTCAGCCATGCCGCTGTCGACTGTAATTTGCAATGCACCAACATCTGCAATACGCATAGTCTTGTCACCGTCTAGATTAAGAATACTCATAACCTGTTGGACTGGCCATGACCATGTTTGTTTTAGCTTGCCTGTAACCCCTGCTTGGAAGGTAAAGCTACCTGCGTGTGTGCTGGCATCACCAAAGCTAAACACTAGGTCATCACCTTTAGTAGTTACTTGGAATACTGGCTCTTCACTGTGTGCTTGTGCCTGGAACTTCAATCTTTGAATACTAGACACGTTAGGTTGAAATTCAATATCCCACTTGGCACCTTTAAACTTTACAGTCTTAAGTTTTTCGTTAATGATTTCTGAGTTCATAAATCTATAGTCATTAACAAAGTCCCCTTCTTTGTTTTTAAAGTGGATACCTGTAGGAATATCGTCACCGTTTCTATTCTGTCTGACAACATCAATTTCTGCACCCTCTTTGTATTCAGGACATCTTAAATGAATACTGAGTTTATCCAAGTTAGGCATACCAAATGTACCTTCAAATGCAGGAACTGCGGTGTGGGTTTTAGCGTTAACTACAACAGACCGATCCTCTGCCATTGACTCGATTACTGTATCCGAGTCACTTCCGCTAATTTTAACTAGCGGTAAAAATCCTAGACTATGCGTGTGTGCAACTAGGTCTTGTAAAATATCTTTCATATGATTCTCCATGTTTATCTATTATATTTAGGTTTGTGGTAAAAGTCAAGAGGTTTTTCTTACTTTTTTGTTATATTCTATTGCCGTTTTAACAAGTGTAGCCGATTCCCCAATTTGGTCTGCCCAATACGTAAATGCATCTGTATCTTTAGGGAAACAATGCCCTCCCCATCCTCGCATTCCATCTGGTCCAGGCACCATAGTGTGATCACTACCTATCCGTTGATCCTGACTAATCAGGTGTCTAACAGCATCAAAATTTAAATCTTCCTTTTGGCAGATATCATATATCTGATTAAAGAAGCTGGTCTTCAGTGCTAAAAAACTATTCACAGAATATTTTATTAACATTGATTCTTTAGCGGTACAATTGAACGCTATTTTACAATTTGGCAGTGTGCCTAAAAATAGTTCCTGCCAAAAACATTCAGGATCTTCCCCACCGAGGATAACGTATTTTTGATTTAAAAAATCAATATTGGCACTACGAGCACGTAAAAATTCTGGACTATACACTATACTATGGTCAGTAAACATTTCTGTTATAACATCTACTACGCCCGGACTTACTGTGCTTTTTATTAGAATTGGCATAAACACAGGTACTTGATCCAGTACATTAATAATATTTGATGGGTCACAAAACCCGCCATCTGTATTAGGTGTAGATACGCAAACAATAATACCATCTGCATCGTGATGATCTTTAATTGTATTTTCACTGCACACTGGATCCACTATTACTATTTCATGTTTTGTTTTAATAGCATTAGTGACCGCCTTGCCAACAAATCCGTAACCTGCAATAATTATTTTCATATTAAAACTCGAATAAACTGTTAAAGGTATTTTTTTCTTCAGTGCTAGTAACATCCCAATGAAGAACTCCGATCAAGTTGGACAACTTATTATCTATAATAGTCTGTTCCATTTCTGCATGATCAAATGGCAAATCTTTAAACCATTGCGGCAACCTCAGCTCGTCAACTGGATACGCAACAGATGTAAAGCCAATAGGATTTTGTTTAAGTTTACATACAATAACCTTAGCCCCATCAGTAATACCCATTGAGTATTTGTCTCCCATCATTCTTTTTAACGTATTCCAATTAATACTGGCACGAACGTGTCCTGGCATGTTTGCTTTTCCAGCTTTGCGTTCTTTTTCTTGATACTCAGTAATCTTGTTAGCACGTTTTGGACTGCCTTTTTCCCAACCAGGTCTGCTTTTGAATTTTAATCTAAATTCACTAATGTGATTAAGTACATCTTCTTCAGTAGCGCCAGTTAAGACCTTCTCAAGAACATCACTTAAAAAGTTTTGAATAAATTCTGGAGTATCACTACGCTTTAGGTCAAGGCCCATAGCTTTGATCTTGCCTGGCTTGCCATCTACATCTGTACGTTTTCCTTCTTTATCATAGTAAAGGACTGCATAACGTTTCTTAGTAATAAACAGGCCTTTGCTGGCAACAATTTCTCGCCCTGCCTTAATAACTTCACCACGTGCTTTCGGGCAATGGAACGCATCTAACATAAACTGTGGGAATGTTGAGTTAACTTCTTCACCGATTTGGTCGTATAGTTGAACTACACTTTCTTTGGTCCATGGCAATTGCCCTGCATTAATTTCATTTTCTAATGTCTTATATGCACTAAAGTAACACGAATCAGTATCACCGTAGATAATAGCTTTGCCTATATGATTAAATTCGCCTGTTACAATTTCGTTTACCTTACTAGCCATATGTTTGGCAATAGCACGTCCGGTTAATGTTGTTGATTGGCCAATTCTGTTATCAAAGAATCTGCATCCTGGATTCAAAATAGCACCGTACAAACTATTCAAGTTAATCTTCTTAACTAGTTGTCGCTTGTCCCAGTATTCTTCTTCTACTTTGTTTCCTGCCGCAATACATTCTTTTAGTTTGGCCTGCATCTCTTTACGTTCAGCATACCAACGTTTTAACAAACCAGGAATAATACCTTCTTTCTCGTAGGTAAAGATAGTTCCATTGGCACTTAATACCCAAGGTTGATGACTGTCGAAAATTAATTTATATACTTCGGCTGCACTTAGATTGTCACTAGAACCATCTTGCCAATCAATGGCAATCTCTGTTCCAATTTCTTCATTCATGACCGCAGTGTACTCTAATGAGCCAAACATACCTTCCCACGCAGCCGCAAACGATTTGCCTTTGGCAAGGTGCGCCTGAATGTATTCATCTGTCATAGTTGGGCGTAACTGGCCAATAATAGTTTCCGGTCCCATGTTAAGCGCACGAATGGCACTTGGGTACAGACTGTTAATGTCTAGTGATCCAATCCAATCGTGAATGCCTTCTTTAGGATAGGCAACATACGCACCAGCCGCTTGACTGTCTTCTCGTTCGTCCATTTTAGTTCTGTTAGGAACTTGGAAACCTCTGCGGTGTGCTTCGTTAATGATAGCCTGTTCGGTTACAGCCACAGCACCCATTGTAGTCTGTAGTAACACAGTACATTCGTGTGCCAGTGTGTTGGCAAGGTCAATAAACTTTAACTTTTTATCTAGTTTGTCTAGCAGTGCCGTATCTTGTCTGTTATATTCAATAAACTTTTTAAAGTCATGATTATAAAGTTGATCTAACGACCCCTCATACGGAGTCTTACGCTCATCAAGTTCATATTCTGCAATAGCATCCAATCGATAACTATGTCTCTCTTCATATGTGTACTTGCGATACAATTCAAGACTATCTAAGTGTACCCGCCCTAACAGGTCAAAGGTTACAGAATCTCGTCCAAACTTTTCGTATTCTCGTCTTTTTGGAAATTGGTTAAACAAACACAGTCTACGTGTATCTTCTTTGCTTAATGCTTTAGTAATACGATTTACAGTATAGGGCATATCAAAGCCTTCACTGTTCCAACCGCTTAGAATGTCAGCATCTTGAATTAAATCCAAGAACATGTCTAACATCTCTGATTCTTTTGCAAATAGATATGTATTAGGAAATTCAGCAACGGCTTCTTTGGCCTGCTCCATTGTCATAGTCTTAGGAGGCACAGCTAAACATACAAGGGTATCTAACCATTGTAGGTGGACAGCGATGGCAGTAATTGGCATAAACGCATCATCTGGTGATGCATAGCCACGTTCTGGATCAAAGTCCACCTCAATATCCCAAAACGCCACGTTTAGTTTTGGAGCATCTTGATTTAGATAGTGTTCACTTAAACATACAAAGATAGGATTGATATCAGCTTCAAATAATTGCTTACCTGAATTGATAGCTTGTTCTTTGCGTAGTTCTTTAGTGTTCTTACAGACAATCCTGCTAAGTGGATCTCCGTAAATTGATTGATGTTTGCCCTTAGGGTCTTTATAGTAGAAAGTGTGTTTAACAGGATAGTCTTTGTACTCCCGCTCACCTTTCTTATTTCGTTCAACAATCTTGATGACATCTTCATCACGGTTGAACCATGCGTCTACATAACTCAAATTTTTCTCCTATGCAATTTTAGGCTTGCAAATACCAATGTGATCATTTGTGGCTGATCAAACCTTACTCATATATTATTTATTAGTCTAACATAGCCGATACAATCAATAGTGACTAACAATAGATAGTTAGCTACCATGCCTGTACTTTTGCGAGTCCATGCCGCCCATCCAAATATTGCACATTGAAGTATAAAGATTGGATAGAGCCAAATAAACAACGGATCAGTAGCACCTGCCGCGAGTACTAGCGAACACCCGAGACTCATAAACCATGCAGTAATTTCTAAAACAAATCGAGTTGGCCACTCATTAAAATCTGTTTTAGCCCATTTAAAAACGTTTGACAAAAAATGAGTCATTAGATCCGCTTAGTAATATCTAAGATTGCTTCAATTTCTGCCCAGTCTGCATTGTGATCAGACCAATTACCTTTATGCGCAATTTTAATTGCACGATTAATAATACTTGGTTTTAGTTGTAATTCTTCTGCTACTGCTTTAACAGTTTCTTTTAGACCTTCTGATAGATCTTCAATTTCTCGAAGTACTGTACTGCCTTCTGCAATAAGTCTTTCAAGTTTGGCTTTTTCTTCTGCTCCGTAGGAACGACCTGACATAGTAATCTCCTTGATAGATGTAGTATACACTAGTTATACTGCATAGTCAATAGCTAAATCAAAAAAAATGGCAGACTTAGTCTGCCATTTTAGGAGTGGATAAAATTATTGTCCAGTAGCTTTAAGTGCGTCTAACTGAGCTTTTGCCGTTTTAACATCGTCAGCCATCTCTGGGTCGTTAGCATACTTGCCGATAAGTGTCTCTAGTTCTGCCATTTCGCTAGCATACCATTTTGTAAGATTAGTTTTGCCACCGCCAACACTTCCAGAAGTAGTGCCGCCTTGATCAGCTGCCCCACCTGGAATTTTCAAAGTCTTACCTGCATAAATCAAGTTTGGATCTTTAATGTAAGGATTGGCTTTCATAATGTCTTGGATGCTTACGCCAAACTTTTTACTGATCTTTGTAAGATTGTCACCCTTAACGATAGTGTAATCACTACCAGCACCCGCGGCTTTACCTGACTGTGCTGGCGCATCTGCTGGCGCCGCAGTTGTTGGTCCTGTAGCCGCAGTAGGTTTTACGTCAGTTCTATCTCCACGATATGCTCCGTTTGGATCACGGGCCGGAGTAGTAGGTTTTACGTCAGTTCTATCTCCACGATATGCTCCGTTTGGATCACGAGCTGGTTTTTCTCCGTTGAGAGCAGTAACACCTGCAGTCCCTGCACCTACAGCACCGGTACCGATGGCAACTTTTTGCCCCATACTCATTCCCGATTTGTTAGGAATTACTCTAGCATCAACATCAATAACATCGTCGGCAGCACCGGGACGTTTTGCAGGTAAATTGGGGCGTGTAGCAATAGCGTTACGACCTGCGCCTGCTGGAACAGGCAACGGTGCTTCTAATAACAGAAGTTTATTTCTAATAGCACCCATGCTTTCACTTAATGATTTTGGTTGAGTTGATTCTTCCATGTCAGTATCACTAACTGGAGGCTTCTTAGTAAGAGCCACAAGCTCTTTCATTCTAGCACGATCTTTTTCTTTGTCACCTGCACTGCCCGAACCACCTGCAGAGGAACCTTTTGCTAATTCGTCTAATGCGGCTTGTGCATCTTGTAACGCGGCAATAACTTCTGGATCATCAATATCTGCAAGTTCAGCCATGATCTTTCTAATTAATGCTACTTCTTTTTGGTATTGACCAGCATTGATAGTTATACCGTTACCTATGTCTTGTTGGACAACAGGTCCAGTGCCTAAGGTTACCTTTTCACTTAGATCGTATCCAAATTCTTCTTTTAATATATTTGATAGTGAACTATGTATTGATTCTTTAACTATGTTAACTCCCGGAACATCCCACCCTTGAGTTTGGGCCTGAGTTGGCGGCTTCATTACAGACTTACCTGATTGCGCAGGAGCACCGGGTGTTGCTCCACCTGCTGCCGCACCTTTTGATCTAATTCTAGCCACTAGATTCTTAAGCTGACCCAGGCGTCTCTTTATAAATTCATTGCTAGTGTTAGTTGCGCCAGTTCTAGCAGAGTCGGTTTTACTAGCTTGAAATTCTCTTTCAGCATCACCTCTAGTCAGCATGTTTGCTAATCCACTTGGACCTTGTGCATTGCCCGGAATCAACCCTAGCTTTTGTAATGCTAGTGTGTCATCTCTGTTAGGAGGTGCTGTTCTTGGACTATTTGGCTTAGAATGAAACTCTGCATCACCTTGCGCAACAACAAATTCACCTTTGCTGTTCATCAGTCCAGGCAAACCACTTTTTGCAGCCAACGCCGCTAATGCATCGTTACCGGCAGTTACTGGATCAAGAGTAGTAAATCCACCCCATCCACCTGATTTTTTCTTTGCCGCTGCCGCATCCATTGCCTGCTTTTCAGCTGCCTGCACATCTTGCAAACTCAACGCTTCGTTGATTTGTCGTAGTCTTGCAATAATATTTTTTATGTCCATGATTTATCCTTTGCTAGTTGCTCTAAGCATCCAAGCATGTTTTTTATGTGAGTCTAAACGACCAGCTATAAAATCAGCTAATCCTTGTTCATTAGTTGAATCTGCAAGACCAAATACTTGATTAAGTAGTTCAATCAATTTGGCGTTGTCTTGCATAAGTTCGTTAACCATTTCTTCAGCACTGACTACACCGGGTGGTTCGTCAATAACACTAAGTTCCTGAAATCTGCCAATGCTCATTGGTGTATAAGATCCTAGTGCGCGAATTTCTTCACCAAACTGATCAATGCTGCCGTATACTTCTTCGTATATAGCACCAAATAAATCATGGAACTGTTTAAAGAATATACCTTCAACATTGAAATGAAAGTAGTGTGCTTTCATGTAAAACACAAAGGTGCTAGCCATAGCTACTTTCATTGACTGCTTTAAATCTTCCATGTTACTCGTCGCCTTCGTTCACTGGTGTTGTTTTAGGCTTAACGCTTTCTTTTTTAATCTTCTCGCAGTCGTTTACACGCTTACCTGCGTTCTTGCCAGTACCAGGTTGGGTGCCAACTTTTCTGTGCCCAGGCCAGCAGTGCTGTGGGCCTGCTACACCTTCTTTGAACGCTGGATTTGTAGGGCCCGGAGTTTGTGGGCTCCATCTTTTACCTTTGTGTGGTCCAGATGTTACAATAGGATACTGACCATCTTTGCCTTTTGGTGGCGGAGCAGTTGCTCCATCTGGCGGGGATAAGTTTTCATCTACACCTTGCGATCTATACACACCGTCTACTTTTTGTTTTGCTGTGCCACCTGTTACTTTAACTAGTGCAGTTAGTAAATCGTTAAATTTTAAAGTTTCATCAACTAGAGCATATGGCACAATAGTATCACTGCCTAACACTAGATCAGCATCATCAAAGTACAGCTTTGTTTCTTTTGGCAGGCCCGCTTCTTTCTTTAACCACCTAGTAATTTTACTCTGGTCTCTAAATTTTCTATAAAATTTAGTAACATTATATCCGTGTGCGCTGCCTTCTAACACACTTTGACTTTCCATTGTCAATAAGTTTTCATCTACAGGAACTGCCTGTTTCTTGTGTTTGACATCGCCTTGCTTTTCAGCTCGCTTTTTATTTGTGTGTGCGCCAGCACCGCTGGTTGTTTTCATAGCGTGTTTGGCTACAAAGTTAGGTGGCTTTGGTGCAGGAGTACTTTTTACTTCGGACAAGTGTTCAGACAATTTTAGTCTTAAGTTGTCTTCTTGATTAATGTCTTCTTCTTCAACTAGCTTTAGATAAGTTTTAAACAGACTAGGAGTTTCGTTTAGATCAACTGGCTTTGGTTTAGGTGTATTCATATACACTATATTTTCTGCCTGTGACAATCTATTAGTCTTAGGATTCTTACCTTCGGTAACCACCTGAAGAAGTTTTTTCATGTCGCTGGACCCTTCTGCAGCCTTTTTAGAAGAGCTGTCTAAGGTCTGTAGAAGTTTCTTCATGTCCATATAATTATCCGTTTAAGCGAGTCATTAATTGCTTCATACGAAACAAATCTGCAGATTCTTTTACTGTTTCTTTGTTACGACTTGGCATTGCTGGATTAGCCGTGCCAGGTTTAGTAGCAGCCGCACCTGCTGCCTTCTTTGGATCATTACGGCTTGGGAAAGGGCTTTTAGCTTTCTTTGCAGGGGCAACGCTTCCGCCGTCTACGTCTTGTGGGGGAGGAACACCTTTGTCGGGACTGCTTACCCATACACCGCCTTGAATAGAACCTTCCATTTTGGCTTTTGCTTTAGCAACAGCTTTTTTAACTGGAGAATCTTTTTTAGCAAAAGGATTTACACCTTTCTTCGGTGCAGTGCCTTTCTTTGTGTCAGCAATAGCCTGCTTCATTGGTTCTTTTTTGTTTTTGTTTTTGTTTACGTCTAAGAAGTCTGGCTTGGAAGCTTCAGACATGCCGCCACATTCTTTCAAACCATGCACTGGGCATTTTTTGCCTTTGGCAGTATGGTTACATTTTTCATCGGCAGCTTCTTTAACATTTTTAGCTACTGCTTTACTTACAGCGGCACGTTTTGTTTTGATATACTTGTCAGACTTGGTATTCTTTTGACCGTCATTGTCTACGTCGTCGTCTTCTTTACCTACAGGATCAAGTGCTTCTTTAACTTTTTGGCCGTCTTTAACACGAGTTACGGAATCTTTACCAAAACGCTTTTCCCAGTTCTTGCCTTCTTTTTCTTCTGCTTTGTCAGCAGCCTTGTCACTTGCTTTATCGGCAGCTGATTGTGACTTGGCTTGTGACTTTGGTTCTGTATGCGGCTCATCGCTAAAACGATTTGGATTTTGTGTATGCTTGGTAACACCTTTTTTACTACGATCAATCTTACCACCAGTTGACGACTTTTCTTCTTTTTCTTCTTTAACATCTTTCTTAGACATTTTTTCAGCTTGCTTCTGCTTTAACTGTTTAATCTTGTCTTTAGCTTCCATCAGCTTGTTACGCAGTTCAACTCGTTGACTTTCAGAGTATACGTCGGCAGTTTCTAACTGTTCTCCGTATTCGCTAAATTTCATCTCGTATTCCATGTAGTGATACACAGACGCAATGTAATCGGCCGCTTTAGTAATCTTAGCTTGGACCCAACCTTCTAATTGTTGGTCTCCATCTAACATTTTAAACAGCTTATAGCTATAATTTGCTAGTTTGTATAGATCAGCCTTGGCCATTGCGCCTTCATGATCTGTTGGCATTGCTGATTGTGGTTCGTTCATATCTTGCATGGTAAAAAACTCCGTAGTCTTATATTTAGCGTTTGATGCTGCCGCCGGTCAGTAGATTATCGCCGTCTACGGCGTTATCTGTGGGCGTTTGCATCTTAGGGCTTTGATTCTTATGTACTGCTCCGACCGACATATCACCGGCAGTTGTTGCACCGCTAGAGGCAATCTCTACCACTGTTTCGTCGTCTTGCGGGCGTTTGGTAAGCATAATCTTACCTTGTAATTCAGGTTTATTTTTGATTATTGCCAGGGCATAGTTATTAGCACCTTTTTTCCATTCAAACGTCTTAGGTTCGCCTTGGCTTTTTAGTATCTTTCCGTTAACACGTAAGTACCAAGGGCCGCGGTCTTTGTTCTTTTGTTGCTGACGTAGTTTTCTTTCAAAGTCGGGATCATCTTCGTGACCTAATTCATGTTCCATTTCACCACGTTTAAAATTACGTCTTTCAGAATCCATTTGATTTTGCTGGTAACGATCGTAATCACCGGGACTCATTGTGTCTGGATTACGACCATACACTTCTGATAAAATTTGTATGACCTTCATTATTTTGTCCTTATTCCTTCACCCACTGGTTTCTCTCCAGTTAGCTTTGGCAAACTAAACCAAAGCTGGAACCACTCTGGAGTTCCGGGTTTGATATTATGTTGTTTCATTAGTTCGCCTTTTTCGTTTCCAGTAAGGCTGATATTACTCCCACCAAACGGATCAACAGGGCTATAGTTTAAATATCCTTTAAACTCGTTTATCCCTGCTAACTTTTTAATTTGATCTAATTCGTTCATTACACACCGTATTGGTTAGTCTTACGTGTTGGGATCGGACTTACTGTATTAGTACTATCTAACTCTTTACTTTCCATATCGCCGTTATTTAGATCAGTGTAAGAAGCACCCACTGCCTTAGCGGCCTTTTTAAACATTTCATTTTCAACTTCTGTATATGGATGCACAGTTTTCTTTTTTCCATACCAACTCTTAGCATCAATGTCAGGAACAGTTTTGCCGTCAGTGCTAGCCATAGCTTGACCTAACTTGAATGCTACATAATCACTGTTGGCTTTTTCTTCGTCACCGTAGATGCTTATACCTCGACTCGACTGACTTTGTCGCTTTGATATTTTAGCTTGTTTTGCTTCAGCCATCATGGCTTGTTCTATTTCGTCAAGTGTTTCTTTTACTAGACCAAATGCTTTTAAATTCTTGTATGGTGTAGATGCATCAACATCTACTGTGGTATTTTGTTTGGTAATAATGCCTACACCGGCTGCATCTTCGTTCTTCTTAACAGCTTTAGCGGCTTTTCTAGCCATTGAAGCTAATATTTGATCTTTGTAAGGCAATAGATATTTGGCTACAACATCAAAGAATGGTTTACCCATTACCGGAGTTTCACTACTTACGCCTGCAGCCTGAGTGAATTTTTTCCTATTGCCTTCTAGTACTGCGGCCCTAAGATCAGTAGCTGAGGAAATTCTATCAGCTTTTCTCCACTCAATTTTTTTAAAGTTATAAAAACCGTGCGGCCCTTGTACGCCATTTGATTTCTGCAATCCTGGTACAAACACTTTTGCATCTTGTTCGTCTGTAACAACGACCAATGTCACTGGGCCGTGTTTTTTATAAACGTAAGTGGCTAATGTCCACCACGTCTGCTCTGGCACTATATGTCCTTCAGTGCCCGACCAAATTGTCTTAATGCATTCAACTTTAACTTCATATGGCAACGGGTCGCTTGGACCGACAGTTGCTTGATTAGTTCCTAAATACCAAACAGGACTTTCAGATGCTTT